GGTTAATGGAGCAAAATTCTAAGGAAAAGAAGTCTCTGGCGTAACGGCCGGAGACTTGGAAGGTGCACATTCCTTCTCAGTTCTTAAATCTTCGTGTGTTACTATACCCGAACGATGTGATGTTGAGCTCCAGAAAGGAGTATATCCATCGAAAATACGGGGTAAAGGACCATTTGAAGATTTGAAAAATGTGCAATGTGATATTGATGAGGAACATATCGCATGTGAGCAAATATTTCCTAGAATTAAACATGAATACTGGTACACGCCTACAGTAAAACACCATTGTCCTAGAACAGCACTTGCCTCTTCTTTACGTGCTTGTTCTAATAAAGTTGGCTTTGATCCAGAAGAGTTCTCAAAGTATAAAGCTTGGTTTGAGAACTCTTTCATACCCAAATTTGTTCGAAAATGCTTGGATAAGGAGGATAAATTGATTAATGTCGAGTTGAATGACTGGTTGAAGAAATTCCCAATTAACTATCGACTTAAGCTTCTAAAATCAATGCATCCCGACAACCGTCCAGACAGAGGTAATATGGACAGTCGCTATGAAGCATTCACTAAAGTTGAAATGCAGTTTACATCCGTCCAACACTTCTTAAAAGAAACCGAGCTAAATGACACTAAAGAAAGACAAATTTGCGGACCAACAGATTATAAGAAACTAGTAGCTAATGCCTTTGTAAATAAATTGGAGGAGCTCGCTTCCAAACACTACCATAATTATTGTGGCAGAGCTAACTGGATAGAAATCTGTGAAGGTCTCGACAAAATTGAATGTAAATTAAATAACCCCATATGGGGTGCTTCTGACGGCTCAGGATTTGATATGACACAATATCCTGAGATGAATTTGTTAATGAATAAATTGTTTAAAACATGTTTATATCATGATAAGATGAACCTTGTAGAACCTTTTAGTCGGAGTGATATATGTGAAGCTCTCGACAAAAGTATTTATCTCAAGGTTGGCATTGATCATGGACTACTAAAATATGATGCTGTAGGTCGTGCTTCCGGAGATGGCTGGACAACCTGTGGCAATACTTTATTAATGTTATCTTATTGGACATATTGTCTTGAAGAAGTGGCAGGATTAAGTAGTAAACAGTACGGCTTAAAAGTGAAAGGTGACGATGTATTATTTTGTATAGAAGCCAAGAACCTAGAGCTTGTTGAAGACGCAATCACTCGTGTTTTCACTAAGTATAAACATGAACACAATCATGGATTAGGTCAAATTTGTAAGAAGGTTAATTATGGGGATATAACCGATTTGGACTTTCTATCTAATGAGTTCTTTAGAACTTCTGAGGGAAAGATTCGTATGACACGTATACCTGCTAGAGTGCTACAAACTAACTGTTGGACAACTAAGATGCCTAAATATCCAATGACTGCAGAGAAAAAGTTGGAGATTAGAGAACAGTTGTGTTTTAGCAAAGGAAAATGTTTAAAAGCTTGGGCAGATGGACTACCAATTTTTAGTGTTTTAGCTGACAAAATGATTGAGCTAGGACGCAAAGGTAAGTGGAATCAGACTGATCAATATGCAGATGAACCAAGAGTTTGGCATGCTGCTAGAGATGATCGACAGTGTTATATGGACTATCTAAGTAAGAACTACTGTGTAACAGAACAAGAAGTAGTTGAGGCGGAAAAGGTTATAAAAGGCATAACCAACCTCAGTGGATTTATTGAGCTACCATCACTTGAAAAGTTTTATATGAAAGAAGAGTTAGCGTGTTAGAAGAGCACATTTGCTCCCAGGAG